CATCTTTAACAACGCCCTCTGGTAAAACTTCTTCAAGGCCGTCTACCATAGTTCCGTCAACGCGGTCAAATAAAATTTGATCTATAGCTGCGCCTGAAATAGCTCCCTTTACAAATTCTGGGCCTTTTTTAAGACTTTTATATATGCCCGCTCCTCCTGCAATATAAGGAACCATTGAAGCTGCTATGCCTGCCCCGGTTTCAACTTCTTTAATATCTCCTTCTTCAGTAAGCATAGCAGAACGTAGACTTTTAGCTGTGTCTTTAAATCCTAAAGAGTCCAAAGGATTTGCAACGACATTGACTGCTTCTTTTCTAGCGGCTTTAAAAAACCATTTGGGTACAGTATCTTCTGAAATAGTATTTGCAAGATTTAAAGGCGCAAAAGCAATATTTTCTCCTGTGTCCATAAGAACACGGCCCACATCCTTTAAAAAACTGGGTTCGCTTTCTGGCTCTTTGCTAACAAGCTGTTGAACTTGCTCTGTGCTTAAAAATTTAGACTCGTCATTAACAACTTCTTCAGGTATTGTATCTTCTAAAACTTTTTGTATTTGCTCAGGTGTCAGCATTGTTTATAAATCCTATATTAAAGTCCAAACTGTTGTCTAATTTCTTGATCTGTTTTATTGTTAAGTTTTAATTTGTCTTCAATAGTAAGACTATCCCAGTCTGTTTGCGAAATAAGATTTGAATGTTTATTTTCAGGTGTCTGATCATCGCTGTTAGTGCTTTCTATCTGTTTAACGGAATTTGATATGTTTAAAAGATTAATAATTAACTCTCGTGTATCTTTTTGGGGGTTTTCTGACACTCCAGAAAGAACCTTCTGCACATCTACATTGTGCTGGACTAAACCGCCTACAATTGTATCAATTAGTTTATCCTGCTGTGAGTCTTTTAGGTTATTTTCAGTTGTAACAAAGCTATTAAATATTTCAGCTACTGCGGCGTACTGATTTAAAGTTTTAATAGTCGTAACAGGTGTCCCTACTTGTTCGCTTACTTCTCTAGTAAAGTTTCTAAACGCTTCAGGAGTTAATAAAGTTTGAGGCTTTTCAGAAAAATTAAAACCAGTAGTTAAAGTTTTTAGTAGTTTTGCATCTTGATTTTCTTGAGTCCCTTCAAACAGTGGTTCGGCTGTTGTTGCTACTGGTTTATCAGGTAGCTTACCAAACCGATCTTTTAATACTTTAGTTTCAATAATTACTATTGTATCGCCAACTGTCTGGGGTTTACTTTCTGTAACCTCTTGAAATCTTTTAGCAGAGTCTGTTTCAGGATGGACTAAACTAGAATAATCTTTTGAGTGAACAAGATTTTGAGTTGCTTCAAATTCTTTTAGCAAGGTTAGCACACGCTCACGATTAGTATCGTTTTTAGCTATAGCTTTTATAGCTTCTTGATCACGATCTTTTCTAGATTTGCCAGAAATTAAATTAGTTACATAATTTGTAGTCGCGTCTATTATAGTTGATGGATTAGAATTTTTTGTTTCACGAGCAAGAAGTTTGTTAAACTGATCGGTAGACTTAATATTTTGAGAAGCTTTATAAGCTAATTTAAATTTTTCTGCTCGTTCTGTAGCTAAAGTTTTTACTTGCTCAGAAATGTAAGCATCATAAGCCTGCGTACCAATTTCATCTAAGTCTGCTTGGTTTTTATAGTTTTCTTCGAATACAGGTTTAATTTGATCTGTAAAGTATTGTAGATAATCTCCATTAGCTGACGAATCTATTTTTGTCTGTACAGCTTGTAGCTGATCTCGTCCAGTACTGGCATTTTTAAAAAGAACTTGAGAGTTCAAAACACTTTCGTTCTGCAAGAAATTATTTGCCTTGTTTGTTAAAAACCTTCCTGCTACGTTTCCTGCTACGCCAGTTAAAATCTTAGTAAAGACATCTCGATCCGCTCTTCTTCGTTCTTGTCTAGCTCTTTTTCTGTTTTGCTCTCTTACATTTGATAACAGAGACTTTCCAACTTCTTCAATTGCCATTTTTATTTTCCTTTATGCGGGAGTAGCTAACAAGCTTGGTTGAGTTTTTGCTGGCGCTGCCATTAAACTTTCTTTTGGCATTTCAGGTAGCTTATCAATCTTACTCATAATTTCATTGCTTACTACGCCTTTAGGAACTTTAGTTTGTTCAGGCATATCTTTAATCTTGCTTAGTGCAGCCTCTTCAAAAGAAGTACCTATAGCTTTTTCTTCGGCTTCTTCTTCTTCTTCTTCACCTGTGTAAAATGTAACATCTATGTCCATACGTTCAGCAAGGGCTAATAGCATGTAAGCAACAGGCTCAACTAACATTAACATTAAATCAGGATTCCATTTAGCTTCTGTAAAACCTTTAAACAAAATAATTTGAGTTAGTTCCATTAAAGATGTTCCACTTGCAAGAGCCTGCATCATTGGAACATATGTTTCTTCTTCAATTATTTTTTCAAATAAATACTCCGAAGCTGCATGTACGCTTGTATACTCTGGAGGTCTTTCAAAAGGTAAAGGATTTTCAGGATCATTTGTTAAAGACTGCCCGGGTATAGGGCGACCTGCTTGCTGCTGAAGTTCTAAGTATGCTTGTTCCATTATGAAACCGCTCCTCTAGACATAAAATTTTGATACACATTATATAAACCCGCAGTTTGTCCTACAGGATATTGATTAATGTAGTCGGTATTATCTAGATACATGTTAGGATTAAAATCTTGTTGATAATCTCCAGTGCCTATTGAACTTGCTCCCATACCTCCTAAATCAGCAACAGCCCCGTAGTATACGTTTTGATCAGGAAAAGCGCCTGCTGCTTTTTGTGCTGACGCGGCAGTAAACTGGCCTACAAACTTTGAAGGCATGTCTGAAAGAGCTTCAGCACCTTTTTTCATTCCTCGTTGTAAAAGAGAAGGTTTTCCAGTATCTACAGTTCCGTCTGGAATATCGCTTGTTGTTACAGGAACATCTTTGGCAGCTTCGCCGACAGTTACTGTACCTTCAGGACTAACGTCAACTGTAATTTCAGGCAAAGGTGCAGATTTATCTAAACCAGCAGCTTGTTCGGCATCCAACGCAGCAGTATATTTATTAACGTCTGTTAAAGTGCTAGAGCTAAATAAGTCTGTGGCTGCACTAGAAGCTTTTGAAAATTCTTCGCCTACTGTCTTAAAAACACTTTCAAAGTTTTTGTTTTTAATATCAATAGCTCCATCTGAAACAAAACTTACAAGGTCATCCATTCCGGGTATTTTATTTGCAACAGCCCCAACAGTTTCGCCAATAACTTTTGTTACCCCTTCAGTTACAGTGCTAAAAACTTTACCTGCTTTTGTTCCTACGTTTATAGCGGCATTTATAAATTTACCAGCCCCTTGAAGAAGAGGGTTTGCACTTCCCATTAAAAATCCTGCCGTTTTCCCTAACAATGCTCCTATTCCGGGCAACAGTAAACCTAAACCTATTTGGCCTATAATTCCCATCTTACCCATAAACTTACCTACGGATTTAAAGGCACTTTTAATTCCTTTGCCTATTTTTTTAAAGACTTTTTTAACGCCTTTAAATACCTTACTAAAAAATCCCATTGTTTTTATCTCCTAATAATTAAGTAAATAAGCCTTCAACAAGATTAACTAGCGTAGAACTTGTAGTAGTGCTACCTTTTGTAGCTCCAGCCTCGTTTCCAATAGCTGTAGCATAAAGCTGAGTTTTCCTGTTTTCTTCGTTTTCGTAAGCTTGTCTAACATAGGTTGCTTCATCACGCAATTGCTGCCAAAGCTGGGTTTGTTCTAAAGCTGAAATATTATAAGCATTTTGAACATTCTGCTGATTAGCTGCGTTAGCTGCTGCGGTATCTGCGGTGTTAGCCTGCCTACGCCACTGAACATTTGATTGTTCGATAGCTTGAGCGTTTGCTGCGTTCCACTGATCGCGTTGTAGGTCTGACTGTTCGTTAAATTTAGCTATATCTGCTTCAAGTTGTGCGGTTGCTGTTGCAGCCTGTAGTTGATTATTAGCTTCAAGAGCTGCCTGACGATTAGTTTCTTGAGTGTTGAACTGCTCCATAGCGTTAGCTTGTGAAGCGTTAAACTGGTTCATCGTGGCTGCTAAGTTAGCATTAAATTGATCAGCTTGATTTTGAGACTGAGCGTTGAATTGTTTAGCGGCATTGGCTGCGGATTGATCGGACAACAGACGTTGTTGTGCCATTTGTTGGTCGAGTATAACAGCTTGCTGACGATTGTTCAAGTTTGCCATGTCTCGTGACAAAAAGCTTTGAGCGTTTGTAATCGCTAACTTTGTACGCTGATCTGCATTTGCCATGTCCATTGAAGCTAGTGCAGTGGCGTTCTGCATTGCTGCTTGCTGCTCTGCGTTAAAGTCTGCCATAGTCATAGACTGCATAAACTTACTGTTGGTTAACGCTACTTGCTGCTCTGCGCTAAACTTAGTTAAGTCTATGTTTGCATTTACTGAAGCGTTTGTAACTGCTCGTTGTTGGTCTACGTTTAACTGTGCCACACCCATTGACTCTGCAATCTTTGCCTGAGTTAAGTTTGTTTGCATTTTGGTGTTAAGGTTTGCAAGCTCTGCTTGTTGATCTGCTGACATTTGATCAGAAGCCGCTTGGTTTAACGCAGACAGATTAGCTAGTCGCATTTGCTGGTCGTTGCCCAGATTTGCTAAGTCCATCTGCTGCTTGAAGCCAGCGTTTTTAGACAAGAAGTCTGCTGCAACCTGCATCTCAGCCATACGCTCCTGCTGTACTGCTGACATGTTTGCGGCTTCTGTAGCGTTTTGATACTGCATATTAGCCAGTTCAATCTGCTGTTCGTTGCCTAAGTTTTGTGCGGCCATTGCCTGTGCGTTCTGCGCGTCTGTCTGTGCAGCTTGCTGACGGTTCGCTAAGTTCTGAGTTCGTGTTTGTTGCTGCAATTGAGCTGTAGTCATTACAGCGTCTTGTGTAAACTGGCTTTGCATTGTCTTCATCTGCTGAGACATTTGAGCTGTCTGAGACTCTGAAGTTTGCTGATTAGCTAAGTTAGCCAAACGCATCTGCATGTTTTGTGTGGACTGCGTTATGTTAGCTTGCTGCTCGTTGCTTAGGTTTTGCGCTGCTCTAGCTTGAAGGGCTTGAGCGTTGCTCTGAGCCATCGGCATTGCAGACTGAATAATAGAATTAAACAGCGCATCGCGGCCTACGGAAGAAGCCGATAAGCCTCTACGCACCAGCATGTTATTAACATTCTGTACGGCTGGTCTGGCCCACATTGGGACTTCGCCATCTTCCATACCGCCTAACAGACTCTCCATTTGTGAAGATACTAAAGCTTCTGTTGGTAGTGCTGCTACAGCCGCTTTAACTTCAACGGGCTGTGAGTCTATTTGAGCTGTTACAGTTGCAGGGTCTTCAACGATAGCTGCTGTAATTGCTGGGGGTAGTTCACCTACAACCTCTAGCATTTTAGCCGCTGTGCCTTTTGCTGCTGTACCTGTAACTGTTCTACGCTGCGCGGCTTCAAAGCCTACAGTATCTATAATTTGTGTAGCGGTTTTATCTGTAGCTTTAACGCCTGTAATTTTTTCGCGGTCTGCTGCTTCAGCTTCGGGTGTGGAACTAACTGCTACGCCTTTACGGAACGCAACTTCTTCTACAAGTGAGTCAGCACTTTGTTCAAAGTCGGCGGGACGGGCTTGTAAAGCTTCTTGCTCCTGTTGACGGCTTCTGTTAGCTGCTTGTGCGCGTTCAGTGAGTGTAGCGCCTTCAGCGTTTGCTATAGCTTCTGGAGACATTCCAAGCATTTGAGCTGCTTGAGTCTCGTCTAACTCTCCAGCCATGACAGCGTCATAAGTATTAGCCACTACTTCGGCTGGAAGAGGTGCTGTTGTTACGCTGCCTTGAGCTGCTGGAGCCATTCCTCCGTTTTTGTCATTAGCTTGTAACCATTTTTCATATGCAGCGGTTTCAGCTTGACTTGAAAAACCAGTGCCGTCAGACGCTTCGCCCATAGCCCTATCTACCATATCGCCTACTTGAGCATATTCTGGACTGTTTCTAAATAATTCTAAGCGTTTGTCTTCAGGAAGTTTAGTAACATTACCGAACACAACGCCCTTAGTAGTTACAGTTCCTGCGTTATCGAGTTGCTTTATTTGATCAGCTCTTGTTTTAGTTCCTCGTTGTTTAATTTTTCGAGCCGTCATTTGCTCCAGCTCAACTTCATCTGGCTGTTTCATTTCAGGACTTACGGGTGCAGTGTCAAACCCAGATTCTGAAGAGTCTCCAGTATTGTTATTACCGTCTGTGTTGTTATCTTTAGGTATAAAAAATGGCTCTGTGCTATCCGGAGTCCAATTAGGATTTCTTTTTTGACCTGCTGGAGTCTCTAGTTGAGAATAATCTATAAAACTTCCTTGACTCTTTATAGGCCCACTTGTTTTTTGCGGCTCATTATCTATTGTAGATAGGTCTAGAGCTTGTTGTTTTGGCGTGGTGTTTTTCTTAGGCGTATTAGTATTTTTAGCTTCTTGCTTGTTGATCATCCCGCTTTCTTCTTCGCGGTTGCTTCGCAAGCCACCAACACGATAACCCTGACGCTTAGACTTTAACTGCTTCAAAGACTTTTTAGTATTTCGCTGATTTCTTTTTTTGCTCATTATTTTTTCTTCCAATTAATCAGAGTTTGCACTGTATCTGTTTCATAGATTCTAATGCCTAACCACACAATAGTGAATAAACTTGCTAAAGGCGGCAACCAAGCTGCCATAGACATAATACCTGTTGATGCTGCAACTACGTCCACAGCTTGTTTGCTTTCTTCAGTCATTTAAATACTTCCTATGTTAGAGGACGCTAAAAAAAGCAGTCCAAAAAATACTATTACAAAACCTAAAGCTTTCCAGTCATCTGGGTTTTTAGGATCAAAGTTACTCATAGCAGCTCAAAATATTTTATTGCGCCATAAGCAACAGCAGCCAGAATGCTCCAATAAAACACACCTTCTACAATTGAACTAAAGGCTTGTTTCTTTTTTGCTTCGGCTTTCTTTTGCTTCGTTATTTTTTCTTTATGTTCCATTAAAGATTTGTGCTGAATTGAAAGCATATCGCGCCAGACTTCGCGTGGCGTTATTTTCTTTAATTCTTTTTCTCGCTCTCGTATGGCGTTCTTAGCCCATGCAAGTTCTAAAGCTTCTTCTTGTGTTAAAACGCGGTCTCCAGACTTTGTAGCTTCTTCAATAGTCTCGACAGCCGCTTTACTTTCGGTAAGAGAAGTAAACAGCCCAGACAAGTCTGACAGGTGTGAGCCAGACTCTTTCACAGTCTTAATGCCCGCGTTAAGAGTCTTGAGTACACCTACTACTGCTGAGATTTCTGCAATCATTTATTCTACCTCTACCCAAGATGTTGTGTCTTCGTCCCAAATGTAATGTTTGTCATCGTCTGGGTAGGCTGTTGGAGCCTCCCAGATACAACTATCATTGTTCAGTGTCCAGCTTGCGTATGGCTGTGGAGCGTAAAAGGCATCGCGTGTCGAGTCGTAGATGCTACTTGGCCCTGCATAGTTCTTACGCAGTGGAGTACCACCGTTTGCATGAACACCGCCACAGGTATTATAAGAAGTCTGAACCCATGTGCCTTCTTGCGTATCTATAAAGTCTTGTTCTGCAACAATAACTTGTTCAACAATACCGTCTACTACTTTTGCAAAATGACTCACGATGTATATGTCCCTGAAGAAGTAAATGTATGGTAGGTATAGCCACCAGCAGAAGTTACAGTGCCTCCTGAACCCACTTGTGCGCCAGCGTATCTAATAATGACAGTTCCTGAACCTCCTGTACCTCCGGTTCGCACAGCAGCAGGTGAGTTTTCACCCCAGCCAAATGCGCGACCACCACCGCCACCGCCTGTATTAACGGTCGCTGTCAAAGCAGAACCGTTGGCGTTTACGGTTGAACCAGAACCCCAATTTAATGCTGTTCCATCGTTACTAAATCCGTTATTTAAAAACCCGCCATCGCCTCCTCCACCTGACCCGCCTATACCCCCTCTGGCTTTATCAGCGTTATCGTAAGCATGGCGAGAGCCGCCAGCACCGCCACCACCATAATAAGTGCCTAAACTTTTCCAATTCAAACCAGCACCTCCGTTACCACCCTGATGATAACCGCTTACTTGAGCCGCCTTTGTACCAACACTGCCTGCGCCACCACCTCCACCACCAATGTATGTGCCGTTAGTGTTTGCTCCTGAAAAGCCTTGAGTACTCCAGCCAGCGCCATCTTCTCCTACATGACCTTGACCAGACGTACCAGCACCCCCGTAATTGCCAGAACCATTCCAAGAGCCACCGCCACCGCCAGAGCCGCCAGCACCAGCACTTCCGCTTGAGCCACCGTGTCCCCCAGCTATTGCGGTATTAGCCGACCCGCCAGATAATTGCAGTACGCTATTAGAACCATTAGTGTTAGTAGCACCACCTGCACCAACAGTTACAGTCCAGCTACCAGCCGCTATAACATTTGATAGTGAAAGCTGTAAAGCACCACCTGCGCCACCACCACCCATTTCACCACCTCCACCGCCTGCCAAAACCAAAGCCTCTATAGTGTAAGGCGCGTGACCTCTAGACGGAAAAGACCCAAAGCCATTTATATTGTATCCAAAACCAGTCATGGCCTACCCCTTATGCGTCGTTCGCAGCGTCAGTGGTAAAGAACAGTTTGATGCCCAATAAACGTGCATCGCCTGTCTGGTCATCTGCCGATACGTCACGCATAACTTGGAAGTATGTCTGGGTGTCTACAGCAGCTCCTGTAATTGTCACTGCGCCAGAGACTGCTGTAACATTCATGTCGTTAGAAGTTCCAGAGTGCGCTTTGGCCGTAGCAACCACGTTAGTGCCAAATGCTGTGTTGATGTCTGCGTTGTCAGCAAAAGCAACGCCAGAAAGTCCCCAAGCCACTGTGCCTGTGTTAGTTCCAGTGACTGTAAAGAAGGCTTGAAAGGTAACTGTTCCTTCGTTCCAAGACTTTGGGAAGGCAACGGTAAACTGCGCGTTCTCGTCAGAGCTTGCATCAAAATCTAAGCACTTGAGTTCTGGGCCGTTGGACAACTCTACCTGTTCTAAGTCAGCACAACCTGCTGTTGAGTTTGGATACATTGCAGCCGCAGGGACATAAATAGTTTCTACACCCGCTACTTTAATATCGTTAGCTACTTTAGCTGAAGTAACTGCATCGTCTGCTATAGCTGCTGTGCCTATTGCGTTGTCTGCAATTGCGGCAGCTCCTACTGCATCATCTGCAATCGCGGCAGCCCCTACTGCATCATCTGCAATCGTAGCCGCTACAATTGAATCGTCTGCAAGCAGCGCACTACTTACTTTAGTTACTGACATATTATTCTCCTAAAGTAGGCTTAGTAGCTGGGAAGTTTGAAGTTGACGGCCAGTCGCGCAATGCAGCCCTATAAGTTAGGATGTTGTCGCGGTTAGGCCAGTCTGGAGTTTGAGCTGCTTGGTCTGTAGATGCCAGTTCCATGTCACGCCACATGCGGCCAGCTTCTTCTGCTGAAGGTTCTGGTGCTGACCACAGTTCATAATGCTCAAAGTTAGCTTCAACAAACTCAGCGTCAGCTTTAATAATATCTATGACGTTACCGTCAGCATCTTTAATATTATATTTCATGTTTTTCTCCTTATGATACTGTGAGGTATTGAATGATTACGATGCCGTCCCCGCCATCTCCAGCAACTCTATAATCGGTATTATTGTGGTAAGCCCCACCACCCCCTGCGCCAATTCCACCTTTACCCCCAACAGCAAGAGCATTAGTAGTACTGCTGTATCCAGTACCACCGCCAGACAAAAACCCTCCGCTTTCAGCGTTAACGCCACCTGCGCCACCTTTGCCGCCTATTAACTGACCTAAGCCCAACACAACAAAAGAATCAGCACCTCCATTTGCGTCAGTAGTTTGGCCGCCAGCGGGGTTTGTGCCTGTTGCTCCATTGGCAAATACTCCAACTGCTCCTCCACCGCCATATACAGAGCCTGAGCTAGTGCTACCGCCTGACCCACCCGTAAAATTAACATCGCCACCGCTTGCTGAACCGCCTGTAACGCCCGCTGCTGCACCGTTAGCTGTGAGACTAGAAGAGCCGTCTGTTGCTGTTGAGTTTCCACCAGCGGCATAATTTTGATTTAGTCCACCAGCACCACCAGCGCCAACAACAATTGTCCAATTAGTGCCTGTTGCAAAAGTAACAGCTTTGCGCGAATAACCACCAGCGCCTCCACCATTATTACCCTCATTTGAATTACCGCTTGCGCCACCGCCAATGACATGAATAACACCAGTGCCGTTTACTGGAGGTGTCCATGTCTGCGATTTAGTTAATATAATTGTTTCAAGGACAGCACCGCCACCTGCTGAAATTAAATCTGTTAAATTACTCATTAGATAAATACCCATGCTGAAGTTGATATGCCAATAAGACCAATGCTCATGTTAGCCACATCAATTGTTAAGTCTGAAGATTGTCCTGCAATGGTGCTACTGTTGCGACCAACCACGGTGTTTACAAAGTTTCCAACGGTTATGAAGACTTTCATACCTACAGTAGGCGTTGGAAGTGTTAGCGTTACGCCAGCAGTACCAACGTAATGATGCGTGTTAGCTGTTGCACTACCGTTGCTGCCCACAGTTGCCGTAGGAATACCAGCGGCTATCGTAGACGCTAACGCAGCCGTACCTACAGCACCATCTGCAAGAGCAGCAGCACCAACAGCATCATCTGCAATCGCAGCAGCTCCTACTGCATCATCAGCAATTGCAGCGGCACCAACAGCATCATCAGCTATTAATGCAGCAGTAACCGCATCAGCCGTAACACCGCTTGTTTTTATTTGTGTTAAAGGCATATTATTCTCCTAACTCCGGGCGAGTTGCTGGGAAGTTTGAAGTTGACGGCCAGTCACGCAAGGCAGTCCTGTAGGTCAGGATGTTGTCACGATTCGGCCAGTCAGATATTTCTGCTGCTCTATCTGTAGCTTCCAACTCACCATTGCGCCATCTACGGCCAGTTTCCTCCGCTGTAGGCTCTACAGGTGTAGGCGCAACATAAAGTTCATAGTGTTCAAAGTTAGCTTCAACAAAGTCAGCGTCAGCAGTGATGGTGTTTGTTATGTTTCCATCAGCATCTTTAATATTATATTTCATTTCATATCTCCTTATGGGATGTACTGGATAACAACAAGACCTTCACCGCCTTCACCACCTAAAGATGATGAGATGTGATAATAGTTTTCGGCTGCACCACCACCGCCACCAATGCCTCCACGCCCACCTTGAACTAGACTTTCGCTTCCTGATCCCCAGACTATTCCACCGCCTCCCGAAAAAGGGCCACCATTGATTTCGGTTACAGGTCTGGTAACAGTTGGGCCTCTTGAACAGCGCCCAGCTATTCCTCCAGCTATTTGCCCCATTGTCGATGACCACAAGTCTCCAATAATGTCACACTCTCCTGCTAGAGGTCTGTCTGCACTACCAGCAGTACCTGCTTGCCCTGTACCTGTGAGACCTACAGCACCGCCTCCCGCACCTCCAACACTTCCGTGTGCCGCTCCACCTGCACCACCTGTGTTATTTACATCCCCATTTGAGGCTGTACCGCCAGTTCCTGCGCTGCCAGCTTTTTGGCCTCCTGTACCTCCATTAGCCGTAAGGGTGCTGGATAGTCCTGTACCAGCTACAGTAGAGTTTCCTCCAGTACCCCCATGACCAACTGCAAACCCTGAGCTATAATTAGACCCACCATATCCTCCTGCCCCAACAACAACTGTAAAAGAACCAGAAGTTGTTACAGCAAGAGTGTTCTTTTTGCAATAGCCCCCAGCAGCTCCACTAGTCGTATTAGAATCCCAGCCAGCACCACCACCACCTGCGCCAATAACGTGAATCATTATGTTGCCGTCCTGTGGTGGAACCCATGTCTGGGACTTGCTTAAAAAGATTGTGGGGTATGAAGCTGAGCCACCCCCGCCTATAAAGTCTGTAAAATTACTCATGCTATTGCCCACCCTACTGTAGAGTTTGTATATATAAATTGAATTGAAAGATATGCGCTATCGAGTGTCATGTCAGTGCCGCTAGACATAATGTTACTACCATTGCGTCCGATTACTGTGTTTGTAAAGTTTCCGACAGTGACCAAAACTCGCTGACCAATTGTAGGAGATGCAGGCAGTGTGATGGTCTGACCAGCAGTGTCTACATATACGTGCGTATCTACGGCTGCTGTAACACTTGAGCTTGTAACTATTGTTGTTAATACTGAAGCCCATGACATGACTCCAGAGCCATTGCTTTGTAAAAACTGTCCTGCATCGCCATCGCTTGCGGGTAAAGTAAGAACAATATTTCCAGAGTAACTGCTGTGAGGTGCTGCTTGTATTCGTGTGTAATGTGCGTTAGAAGTCTCGCAGTAAAAATCAATCTTAGACTGAGCGCCTGAGTTCTTTAGCGCAATTGCTCCGTTGCTTATTTCTACACCGTTGCTTGCGCCACCTACACTTAAATCTGTTACAACATCTAAAGAATGAGCTAACTTATCACTTGTAACTGCATCTGCTGCAATCTTAGCGGTAGTTACTGTGTTGTTGTCAGGAGTACCTATAGTGAGCGTAATGCCCTCAGAAGCCATTACTTCAATTGATACACCGTTTGCAGGAGCTGTGCTAAAAGTAAGCGTGTTTCCAGAAACTGAGTAATTTGCTTTACTTTGATATACACCGTCAAAGTATACGTTGGTGTTGTTTTCTGCTGTTTGTGTTGAAAGTGTAAATGCAGTAGTAGAGCCGTTACCTGTAAGTTGTGTGATTGCAAAGGACGTTGAAGCTGTTGATACTTCGCCTACTGTAGCCGCTGTAGCTTCAATGACTGCTCCGCTTGCCGGGGCCGCTGAGAATGTTATAACGTCATTAGCTATTGAGTAAGCAGACTTATTTTGATATACGCCATCAATGTACACAAGCGTATTAGCAATAAGCGGAGAAGAAGATAACGTGTATGCGGTTGTTGAGCCATTGCCTGTGAATGTGTTCACCAGCAGGTCGATTGCTCCACCGCCAATCTCGCCCCACTCAGTTGTATAACCTTCAAACTTTCCTTCGGTGCTGTTGTATCGGAACTGACCAGCAGCATTAGTGGGTCGTTGAGCTGTTGTACCTACAGGGACTTTAATGCCACCTGTGCCGCTAAAGGTTGCGGAATCTGTAGTGATTAAACCAGAAGATGGATTATATGTCAAGCCCGAATCTGTTTCAATGCCTTGAGTACCTGAAACACCATCAACAAAAGTAACGTACACGGTTTCGTCTGTGCTGTTATTTGCAACGGCTGTTACGTTTGTAGCTTCTGTAGCTAAAGCAACAGCAATGTTAGCAGTACCATCAAACGATGTACCGCCAATTGTTCTGGCAGTTGCAAGTGCTGTTGCGGTTCCTGCTAACCCTACAGCAATGTTAGCAGTACCATCAAACGATGTACCGCCAATAGTTCTAGCGGTTGCAAGTGCTGTAGCTGTCGCAGCGTTTCCAGATGTATTTTGATTACCAGCGGTATTTACACCAGCCAGATCAATATTTGCTGTACCGTCAAAAGATACACCACCAATTGTTCTAGCGGTTTCAAGAGCTGTTGCGGTTCCCGCGTTACCTGTAGTATTAGAAGAACCAGAAACCACTAAGTCAATTGTGTTGTCAGTATCTTGATAGGTTGCAATTATACCTGTTTCAGTATTGCTGCTAAACATTGCGCCTACGGTGTCTGCAATAACTTCAGATAGGTCAATATTAGCTGTACCGTCAAACGACACGCCATGAATTGTTCGGCTTGTTTCAAGCGCAGTAGCCGCAGCAGATAAAGCAACCGCTATGTTTGCAGTACCGTCAAATGAAGTACCACCAATAGTACGAGCTGTAGCAAGCGCAGTAGCTGTTGCAGCATTTCCTGTAGTATTTTGATTTAGTGTGCCGATTGCAAAGTCTAAAGTATTGTCAGAATCTTCGTATGTAACTGTAATGCCTGTTTCAGTATTGCTTGTTACCATTGCACCTACAGTGTCTGCAATAGTTTCTGAAAGCGTAATACCAGCAATAGTGATTGCATCAGCTTCTAATGTGCCGTTAATGTATGCGTCTTTAAACTGTAGTGAGCTTGTGCCTAAATCAATATCGTTATCTGTTACTGGTACAATTGCACCGTCTTGAATGCGAATTTGTTCTACTGCTGCACTTCCTACTTCTACGTAAAAGCCCCAGCGGTTATTTGTAGTATCGACTAATATCTTATTTAAAAAATCTTGGTCGCCTATTACGGCAATGTTGCCGCCTTCACCAGCTCCACCATCGTGTTGGTGTCCAGTGGTTCCGGTTGTTGCATACGCAAAAGCATTTAGGAGTTGGTTGAATTCGTTGTTAAACAGACCAGCCGTTATTACGTCACCATCACCAAAAGTACTTTGTCGTGTATAGTTTGTTCCTGCCATTTCTTATCTCCTGCCTGATGGCACGTAATTAATGTATAAACCATTTATTGAATAAGGAGGACGCTGATCCTCTGTTCTAATTTGGAAACTTACTGTGTGACCGCTTCCCTCAAGAATCTGACGAGCCATTGGGTCATTCGTACCTTCAAAAATGGCATTACCGAAAGTTGCTGTTCCAAATACAGGCGGTACTGGAATACCCGTAAGTACAACATCTTCGGGCTGTGCAACATCTTTATCAGTAAAATCATATTGCGTTCTGAGTATTGGAGCTAGTTCACCCTCTGGAGATACAGAAAGTTTTAGGTACTTCATAGTTTTTCTAGTACCTGCGTCACCAAAATCTAAAAACGGTGTTGTGTACTTAGCTTCAATATTAAAAGCTGAACCAGCAGCAGAAAAAGCACCTCCGGTATCGTGGTTATAAATATATCCTGAGTTATCTCCGTGGTATATTTTTTCAATACCTGCTGAGTTAAAATCAGAAACTATAGATGCTGCTTGTATGCCTTGTGTTTCAGACCATTCAAAACCGTTTTGAGCTAATGTACCTATAATTCCTTTAGACTGTGAAGGGTCTTCTGCGGCTGTAGAATAGTACAGTCGGTACTGTGAACGTCTACGCAACACGCAACTAGAAACATTAAAGTCATCAATGTCTCTAGCAATTAAAGATGTAATAGATTGTATTTGTCTACTTACTGATCCTAACTCAACGTCACCAATACGCGCTGTACCAGCTACCGTGCGTATGCCGTCAGGCGATAAGAACACCAAATCACCACCAATTTCTTGAATGCTATAGTGACTCAAGCAGCCTACGTTTTTAGCAATTGGTACGACAGCAATGTTTTGAGAGTCGTTAATGTTAATTAGTTTGTAGATACTATTTTTGCAAAATATAAATAAATCTGTTCGGAAGCTTTTAAGACCTACTACTTGGTCATCAATTGAAACACTTCCTGCTCCAGCACCTGTAAAGTTGCTTGGCTCTAGTGTGTGGCTGTAGTAAATAGTATTTTTTTCTGTTGGAGCGCCAGCAACTACAAAGTGTTTGTCGTGTATAACGCCTACAGATGGAGACACTGTTCCGCTTACTGTTACTTCTTCTGCAAAGTAAGTGCGTGTAGTAATAGCTCCCGTGCCTGTCATTTTAAATAAGAACGGCTTGTTTTCGCCATCGCAGATTAAAACCTGACCAAAGGCTTCGTTGCCTTCAAAGATAGTTATAGAACACTTTCGTTGATTTGTTCTAGTTAGTGTTGAACGTCCTGTAAACGTAGAGTAGTTATCTCCGCTTCCGTGTACACCGCTACGGTTTATTTGTATCCAAGTAGCGCCATCAGTTGTAAAGAAAATATCAGTTCCAGAACAAGCAATAAGCCCATCTGCATATACAGCTAAACCTAATAGCTTTTCACCACTATTAGGTCTTGCTGTTCCAAAGGCTGTATATCCGTTTATGCGTCTGTAACCACCATCGGGGTCTACTTCAAAGTTTAAAAGCTCTGTAGCAAATCCGGGCTGTCCAAGCATTTCAAGTTGGTTTAGGTTAGTGTTTAACCCGCCTTTGCATGAAATACCAAAAGGTTGTGAAGCTGCCATATTATACGAATCTCACTCTGTCATCTGTGATGTATGTTGGTACAGGTTCTATTAAATTTGATCTCATGCTTCTCAACCCTTTCTTGTAATCGTCTAGTGCAAAAGCTGCTGACTGCGGGTTGTCTTTAAACTGCCACATGTAATATCTAGCTCGTGCAATAAGCACAGGAGCATACATGTCTGGAAATAATAATGTGTCTGAGTGTGCGCTGAGTCTTGTTGGAAGGTTCCAAGCAAAGAACCAAACGCGATATGTCTTATCCGGTATCGGACTCAATCCAAACTTTCGTGAATCTGGACTGCGGATAACACGAGAAGGCTCACCAAAGGTTTGAGCGTCTGCGTCATCTAAATTTTCTGGAACTCTGTAAAAAGTTTTCCACTCTTCGGTGGTAGTAAACTTTAAGTTTCCTGCTGTGTGTGGAGCAGTTTCTCCGCTTACGCCTACAGTCGTGTAGTAAAAGTTGTCCCAGTCTATTGACCCGTAGTCTGTTGTTATATCAGAGCTTGAGGCTTTTAACTCATACCAGCGTGTACCTGCTGTAGTTTCTACGTATACGTTTCCGTACATGGGGTCTGTTTGACCGCTTTCAGCAACAGACAAAAAAGGCCATTGCGGTTCAGCATTTATAATATCAAAATAAGCCCTATTAATATTATCTTTGGCGTGTTGTTGTACGCTTTTAGCTTGTGCAAAAGTAGCAGACGTAAGTGCAACTTCGTTTAACTCACGTAAGAGTTCGTTTGTTAAATCTAAATAAGTTGTAGCCATCTTTTACACTGCCTTTGTTTTTGTTTCGGGGCTTTCTTTTTTACCCCAGATTGCATCCCAATTAGCTTCGTACTTTTTTTTGTTTTCTGTTTTATACCAGCTTCCGGTATCACCTAAAATCTTCCCTGTTTTTTTGCCTTTTATCATTATAGGTTTAGCGTTGCTTCCTACCTGTGGCATGTGTCCTCCTTAAAAAGGATGGGGGCTTTTACACCCCCACCTTTAATCAAGCTTAGTCGATACCGTAGAATGCAGATACCATAGCTTCAGGGCGTAGAACCTTAGAGCCAAATACATGCAGACCACGACAGATGTCACCAAAGCTATCTGGATCACGGATGACCTCAGTGCTTGTGATGGTCTGTGCAGTAGCGGTAGAACTAATGTGGCCGCAAAGAATCTTGCCAGCAGCATTAGAAGTAGCAGCTACGTTGTTAGACTTGTACATGTCAAAGCCACGCAGCTTGCCTGAAGATACCAGACCGTTGCGGATAGAGCCTTGACCAGCATTGAAGTCTACAGACATTAGCTTAGAACCAGACTGTCCCAACTGCTCATAGAAGCTTGGGGGAGCCAAGAACCAACGACCTTCTTCAGGTACACTTTGCTCGTCAAGAAGACGGGCCATGTGAGCCATTACATCCAAAGGATCGTGTTCGCTAGAACCTTGACCGATGTCTAAGTTACCAGTGCCGTCAAAAGTACCAGCAGCAATATCAGTTGCGTTGTCCGAACCAAGAATATGGTTAGGAGTAGCAGCAGAAACGCCAGCAAACATAGAAGCAATTACAGCAGTATCAAATGCGTCACGCAAAGCGTAAGCAGCAGATGAAGATGCAACTTCTTTAAAATTAACGTGAGACATGGAAGTTTCAATGTCATCAACGATAAACTTAAATGCGTTTGCAGTATCTACAACCAAAGTGGTTTCTGCGTCAGTCAGCTTAGTAGCTGCTGTAGTAGCACCACGAGTGTAGGAAGATACAGAAATCGTTGGCTCTTTGATGATCTTTACAGAGTCGCCATAGGCAGTGATTTCGCCAGCATAGTCGGTGTTAGTGATAGCTTCACATACAGACGCTTTACGGAAGAAGTTAAGAACCTTCTTTGAGTAAACCGATGGAAGGAAGAATGAGTTAGCTTGTGTAGAGATACTGTTTGCAAAGTTAGCATCGGTATCTGTTGAGGGTTCAAAATATTGAGCCATGTTATGTTTCTCCTAAAAAGACAAATTTAATATTATGGTACTACTCTGCCTTCCATGATTGCTTGATCAATATCTGCTTCGTATTTATCAAACTGATTCATGGACAGTGCAGCAATTTCCCGTTGAGTCCAAATCTTTGGTTCTTTTGCATCTACGGCTGTTGTTTTAGTAGATACAAAGTCTGCCGCTGAAGACTTGGGTTGTGACTTCTTTGTCTTAGCTTGCTTAGTACTGATTCCGCTTTCCATTTTATAAAGGTCAATAGCTTTGATTGCTAGAGTAACATTATCTGGGTTTTCATAAATCCAGCTTTGAATTGCTTCAGGCTGTTCTTGCGCCCAGTTATGAAACTTATCATCGCCACGTATATCTTCAAAATCAGGATGCTTTGCGTATAGGGCTGATTCAGCTTCTCTACGTGCAATAGCAGCTTCTCTTTCTTCGATAACAGACAGCTTTGATCTGAGAGCTTCTACCTGTTGTTCACTTTGCAAGTGAGCTACAGTTTCCACTGTTTCATACAAATCAGGATATTCTTCTCTAAACTGTTCAAGGTCTTCTAGAGACTTAGGAGGCGCATACTCAGGTTGACCCTGCGTAGCCGCTGCTTTAAGCTCCAGCTCCTTTTGTTTAAAGTCTGCAATCTTCTGATCGTAATGCTTCTTTAGATCATCATATCGTTTTTTATAATTGGTTTTTTTCTCAGGTGTTCCTTCAGCTTGTTCAGGGGCCGCTTCGCGGGTAGCCTGTGCTTTAGGTCTCTCTTCAAAAAATATCCCACTTGCATCTCCTCGACTTGGTGCGTCTTCAACGTGCCAGTCTTTACGAGAGTTATATGGGTTCGCTTCTTCCTCAGTTACTTGTTCAATTGCTTCAGACATATCGTCACACTCCTTTAGGGGCTTGTCAGTCTTTCAAGGTGGCTGTATTGTTCGCGTGTCAATACAGGGTCTCGATACTTCAAGGTAGCCTTTAGGTCAATAAAATAATAAGGGGTCTGGTTACAGAGTGGCCTTATTGCGATACGCTTGGCATACGGTTAGCGCCAATCATTTGTTTCTTGATTTCTTCTTCCGTAAGTGCATCTTGTGTCATCCCCGGCATTTTTTCATTTTGCATAGGATCATACGTAATACCGCCAAACGCTTTCTTCATTAAGCCTCCATCATAAGCACGTTCAGCATCGTCCATCATAGTTTGTAGCTGATCCGCACCTAATTGATCGGTGGCTTTCTTGGTGAAAACAAATTCACCATCCGATAACCTTGCGGGAATCGAATCTGATACTCCGGTTCCGGGGCCATCTACTTCCCCTTCTCCTGAGAATTCTCCTGCAACATCCATAACCTTGTCAAAGATGCCGCTTAGACGTTCGTCATTTTCTAGAACGCCCATTAAATATTCTTGATCGTCTGTGTCTAAAGATTCGTTTAACACAAACTCTAAATATCCGTCTTCCATTTCATTGTCTGGAAGCTGAGAGGCTTCTGCTGCTGCCATTTCATCTTCTGGAATATTGTCGTAAGTATCGACAGGCATGTCTTGTTGCATTTCAGGTGGCATTAACATTGAACCGCCTTCGTTGTATTTCATCATGCCGCCAGACATTTTTCCTTTTTTAACTTCGGTTGTGTACGTTTTTCCCTCAAACTCAAAATTTTCTTTTCCTGAATTGTGGGCAGAGCTAAAAGCTTTTTCAAACTCGCTTTTCTTTTTGCTAGACATAGACTGATATGCATTAAGA